TAATCTTCTTTCGCATTTTCCTTTATTTTTTTCCAATCATTATAAACAAGTTTATGAAATGGCATTAACTTATTTCTTTTATAATTATCAAAAATTTTAAAATATTTTTTAGATTTTTCACTATTATTTAATATATTTTTATTAATTTTAATTTTTTTAAATTCAGCCCTATTTTGTAAATCTTTATCTTCACACCCCCATCCCCAAAAATTATTTGGAAAACCATTTATATTTTTAAATGTATTACTATTGAATTTAATTAAACCACCTAACGTCCCATGAAACGATGTATAAATACCAATAACATGATTATCTTCGATTGGTTTATTATATAACTCTTTTATTGTGCTTTCAAACGGGTTAACATCTATATCATGCGTAATATAATTATTTATTACACCATTACTTTCTTTTTCCATTTCCTGAAAACCTATATTTAATGTTATTCCTCTATTAAATGGTTTACCTTTCTCTTGCTCTATAATAACCAATTTCAAATTTTCTATGTTTTTTTTTAATAATGGATAAGTATATTCTAAAAAATATTTCATATCTTTTTCCCTATCTCTATAAGGTATTAAAATTATATTTTTCATTAAAATATATTTATAAATAACAATTATATTTTAAATATTAATAATATTTAAACAATTAATTTCATTATAAATTTGTTTGAATTACTGCCCAATACTTTATATCTAAGCATCTGTAAACGCGTTAATATTTTTGTAACTTCCGCTTTAATGTTTGGATTACTTTTTACAATAGTAAAATGAAGACATATATATCTTGGAAAAATATTTTCATTTAACATATCTTGCAATACTTTTACTTCTGAACCACCAATACTCAATTTCAATACATCAATTGTATGATGTTCATTCTCTTCCATAATATTTTTCAATGTATCTACTTCCACTTCTGTATATTCATCACTACATTGACCCTCAAAAAAACTATGTGAAACATATTGTTTATTTACTGGTTTATAAAATTTCATATTAGATTTCTTTTCATCCCATAATCCTTTTTCTACAAAAGTAACTTTTTCCAAATCCGGTTTTAAAGGATACATAATACCATAATAATCTTCTTGTATATCACCAGATAACTTCCATCTAATTTTTTCATAATAATGCTTCATTTCATCAAAATGCGTTTTTGACCTTTTTGTGGGATCAATTAATACAATATTACATTTATACTTATCTGATAATATCATATCAAAAGACATGTCTTCACCAACTCCGGCAGAATATACAACACTATCTTCATTCAAATCTATATCTTTTGGTAAAAACCAACAACCATACTTTGTTCCCAATACATCCATTATAATTTTATTATTAATAAAATATTTTTAAATCAATATAGAATATATTTTAAATATTTCTATAATTATTTTTAAAATGATTATATATTTTTATACAATTTTCTCTCATTATTTTCTCCTTAGAAAAATCTATATCTTTTAAAATATTTGGTATTTTTTTTAAATCTGCTTCTTTCACTCTTACAATTGCCTCATCCCATAACACATGTTTCGGTAAATCTAATGTATCTGCCAAAAGTATTGGTATAGAACCAACCGCCAATGATTCCCAAAAACGTATTGAATTTGGACCTGAACCAGATGGACACAAAGTAAATCTTGATTTTAATAATAATTGATTATATTCTTCCTTATTTTTTATATGTTTATCATCAATATTTAATTCTCCTTTATTATTTTGCTTTTTATTATACACTATATTTTCAAAATGCCATTGACCTATATAATTTATATAAGTATTTTCTGGATGTTTCATTTCGAAAATTCTTTTTCTAACATCAGTTAAATACCATCTTTCTCTATATGCACCCTGAAAACTATACAAATATTCACGTTTTTTATTAATAAAATCATTTTTATTTAAATTTTGAAATAATTTATTCATCGTTTTATCTTCAAAATTTACAGCAAATAATGGACATGGTAATATTTTAACACCATTTATCTCATCTTCTCCGATTATTTTATGCGGTGCATACACTATTTTTATATCCAACATTTTAAATAAATTTATGAATTTTCTAAAAGAAATATGTTGACAACATGTAAAATTTATTTTTGTTTTGATATATGGTTTTAATATTTTATAAATAACTTGTAAATCATAACCCGAATCCTTAATTGACGCCCATGGAAATGCCACGTAATTATCAATGTGCTTATTTTGTTCATAAAAAGTTTTCTCTGTAATAACAGGATATTGCCAAAATAACTTATAGTTTTTTATACATTCTTCATAGCTCATATAATTGAATTAATAACATATTATTTAAATTTATTATAAATAACTATTATATTTATTCACTAACTCAATACATTTATTTGTCATTCTCTTAAAATCTCCACCCCTTCCTTCTGGATTATATCTAGGCTCTCCACCTTTATTAAATATACGTTTTGTTATTTTCCAATACTTGTCTTTAACTACATATATATTCGTTATCCAATCATCACAAAACCAATTTTTTATTTCTTCTGGAAAATAAAAACCAAATATTTCCATATGTTTTCTCGAAACAAATGTTTGTGTCAATATAAACTTTCCTCTACAATTATGAACCATATTAAATTGCTCTCTACCCCAATCTAACGGTCCTGTAATACCATAACCATGATGCTTTTCCATGACTTTTATACATTCTACAACCCATTGTTTATCCAAAAATTCTATATCATCACCACATTGATAAAAATAATCACAACCATCATCATACGCATGTTTAAACGCCCTATTCCACATTTTTGTAACCCATCCTTTTTCAATACCAGTTCCACTTAAAAATTCAATGGAAACATTATTTACTAGATTTATAAATGATAAAATCTTACCTACTTCTTCTTTATTTGAATATATTTTATCATCATCATCTACTACAACATAAATAGTATATAAAATATCTTTTCCCCTATATTTTTTATCATATGTTTTTATAAAACTTTTTAAAAAAAGTTTATAAAAAAGAGTATCTTTATAACTATTGCAATTTTCTAATCCTTTCGTTGTGCTCGGTATTAATATACCTATTTTATATGACATCAATAATTAATATGCTTTTAAATATTTAAATTAATTTTTAAATATTTAAATTAATTTTTAAATATTTAAATATTATTATTTATTATATTTTTTAAGAATTATATTTGGTATTAACTTATCTTTTATTAATTCCAACTTTTTATAACATTTATTAATTGTTACTTCACTTGTTTTACTTGCAATATTTACATTCTTTTTACTCACATTTAAATTACAATTTCTTGCAATAAAATATATTATTCCAGCTGCAACAGATTGTGGTGTGTTTTCTGGTATCAATCGTTCTCTCTCTATCTTTAATGCTACAAATTTACATAATTTTGTTAATTCATTATTTATATTTAATCTACTACAAAATCTTTCTATAAATGCTGTTGGTTTTGTTTGATGAAAGTATGTTTTTTCATTACCCAATGTTTCATTTTCCACAGTATTTAATATATGAACAGCATTCTTACACCCCTTTGTTGAACTCGAATTATCTAAATGAAATATTTCGGCTATTTCTTTTGCCGTTCTCGGATAATTATATATTCTACTCGCCAAATATATACTTGCCGCTATAACACCATCTCGATTACCACCTCTAAATGTTTTTAATTCTGATATTTTCTTATGCTGTTTTAAAGCTTCATCTATAATTATTTTTGGTATTCCTGCATTGCGAGACATTGTAATAATTCTTTGAAATTCTTCATACCTAGATTTTTCTTTATAAGGCATAGATATCCAGTCTGTATATTTTTTTATTCTATGCATTTGATAAGATGACCTATAATTAATTAATATTCTACATGCATATGACGATTCTTTTAATAGTGGATTTATTGGCATACCACATCTCGTTGGGTCTGACATTTTACTATCATTTGCACCATAGTATCTCCATTCTGCTGTGCTATCTAAACAATCTTTATATATAATACCACATTTATCGTTTGAACATATTAAATATTTTTCCTCTGAAAGAAATAGTTTTGATGAACATAATTCGCATTCTTCTCTTATATGCACCTTTTCTTCTGCAAATAATAATTCCATTTTTTTATTTTCAGATTTTTTTTCATTATCTATTTCATTTTTAAAAGATGACCATATCTTTTTTTTATTTATTTTTTTATTTTTTGTTTTCTGTGTCCCCTTCGCTGTTTTTCCATTATTTAATATAGTTTGCATTTATTATTTCTAATATTAATATTTTTATATTTAAATTCAATTTATTTATTTTATACAATAATGGAACTTAATGAAAAAGAATATTCCTTAAATTTAATAAAAAATTTCAATAAAAAAATAACTTTTAAACTATTTAATTTAACTAAAAATAATATAATTTTTTTTTTAGATTTTAATTTCTGCAATAAAGAATATTTAATTATTTTAAATAAAATTAAATTATTATTTAATTCTAAGCAAATAAACATTTTTACAAAAATAATTGATAAAAATGTTAATAATCATACCGATGCTAATATTATAGCTAAATACTATATCAAATTAACACATCTTTTTTCAAGTATATTTAATATTATTTCAAATAATAACATAACCGTAAAAAAAAATAAAATAAATATCCCGTTTAATATTTTTTTAATACCGGAATTAAACTATATTTATAAAAGTAAATTTGATTTAAATACCAATAAGTATATTTTAGGTCAAGCCGATAAAATTTTATATAATAAACATTTAACTAATTTTTGTAATTTTTTTTTAAATAACTCTGAAATAATCGTAAATAATTATTCAGATATTAATTGTAGTAATATAACAAATAATAAATTAAATGACAATATTATGATTTGTGAATCGTATTTAGACAAATACACGCATAATATTACTTTATTAATACAAAAAATAAAAAAAATACATTTACAATTAATCAAACTTATAAATGATGAGTTTATTTTTGAAAAAGTTGATGAACATGTTTATATAAAAAATATTATATCTATGGATAAACTTGATTCTATTATTGAAAATACAAGAGATATCCTAATAAATTATTTTCAAGAAATAGAACATCTTTTTATAAAAACAAAACATTCATTAAAAATATTTATTTTGCAGCAATTTTCAAACACAATAAAAAAAAGAATTAATAATTAATTTTCAACTAACACATCTATATCAAAATCTATTTTTTCACTGATTTTCTTCTTTATAGCCTTATTATCTTTTTCTCTATCTTTATCTTTTATACTACCATAAACGCTGTTTGCTAAATTTAAACGTTCGTGAAATAATTTTTCATTCTTTTCCCAACCCGGATGATTTAATTCCCAATGATAAAGCATTTCTATTTGTTTTCTTTGAACATTACCTATCGCTTTATTGATATTTTTATTATCATCATCCTTTTCCCAAGCATCCGTATTTTTTACATAAAAATGCAAACGTTTTTTATCACTACAATGAATTGGTCTTTCTTTCGGGTCTAAATCTCCCAATTTTTTAACAAATACATTGCTAATTCCTTCAACAAAGCCATTATTTTTTGTATAATATAAATCGTCAAATGATAAATTTAATTGATTTAAAAAATCTTGAATACTCATTGCCTCTTTACATTCAGTATTTAAATATACATTTATTGATAATTTATTGTTAATAATTGTATTACCAGTATTTTTCGGAATTAATTTTTTTATATTTTCTTGTTCTTTTAAAATTTTTTGTAAATTTATTTCCAAATTTGTCAGGTCTATCATATTCTGTTGGTTATTTCTTTTTATTTCTTTTTCTTTTTTTACAATTTTACAATGATATTTTTTATCATGTCTTATTAAATTATTCTTTTTATCTGTTTTATAATTACATAAGTGACAAGCAAATTCATCGCTTCTATGTATATCTAAATGTTTTTTCGTTTTTAAATGTCTATTATAATTACCGCGTTTATCTGTTTTATAATTACATTTTACACATTCGAAAATTTTATTCATTGGATATATATTATTAACGTTTTTATTTTTTATATGAATTTCATTATTTTTTTAACTTTTTTTGGTTTTTTTGCTTTTTTTGTTTTTTTTTGGTTTTTTTGCAAAAAACGCATTTTTTTGGACAAAACACATACGGGATTTTCAACTTTTTAATGATTTTTAAAAATCACTAAAATACATGAAATAAACAGTTCGTCTAAATATTTCAACACATTTTTGCGAAAAAATCAAATTCACTAAAAAACAGACACTTACCAAAATGATTTTTTTGCTATTAGTGTAAAATATTTTCAATAGTAAATAGTTTCAAAAAAGTTTACATTTTTTTTGTGAAAAATTATGCATTGCCGTTTTTTTTCCCAAAAATTGCTCAATTTTTACATATTTGCCTAAAATTGGCGTTTTATGGTAACAAAAAAAAGACATAAAAATTGTCATGTCCAACGAGTTTTGCTTTAATGCCCATATTGATTTTTTTTGCGTGGTGTAAAATTTTAAAAAGGAGCCAAAAGGAGCCGCGCGATAAATGGTCTAAATGTTAATAAATATGAGAAATAAATTAGATTGTATATGCTAACAAAATCATAAAAATACTTTTTTTACACATTTTGCATGATGTCAGTAACAATCAACATCGACTTGTTCAAAATAAACATACTATAATATGGTAACAAAAAACAAATTGCTCCGTTTGGCTCCTTTTTCGCCTTTTTTTTTACATTTTTTTTATTTTTTTTTTTACACAACACCGTTTTCAAAATTTGTGACGATAAAATCGCTGCATAATATTTTTACAAAAAAGTTTTTTTAAACCATTACCTAGGGAAAAAAAAGTTTGATCAAAAAAAAAAAAAACTTTTTTGGAAAATCCAATTTTGGACATTTTAGAAATGTCCAAAATCCACTTTTCCAAAATACTTTTCAAATTTTTTCATCAAACTTTTAAGTTATCATAATACACCAAATATTTCATTTTCAAAAATAAGAGCATTAAGATAAGAAAATGCCCTAAAAAAGTTTACTCCATTTTTTGGTCAAAAAAAAAAGTTGAAAAAACTCGTTTTTTTCGACTTTTTTAAAAAATATTTATTTTTACAATTTAATATTTTCAAGTGTTTTTATGGTCTCAGTATCATAAATAAATGTCCCACTTGGTTTGTAAGAAGAAATTTTTTTATAATTTATTTTATTTATTGGTTTTTTTTCAGCACTTTTTTTCGATAAAAGTTCATTAATATTTTGCGGTTTTTTATTTTTTTTATCAGATTTTACAATAACA